AGGAGACTTTTTCATTTCTTGGAATCTAGCAACAATAGTTTTCATTGCTGTACCAAGATTTTCCGGTGCTTCTCTTGTGGTTTCAATCATCTGAGCTAAGAAAGCTGAAGTTGTTTCAAATTCCATACCCGCAGAACTAGCAATTGAAGCAGTACGAGTCATCGCACTACCAAGCTCTTCTGTATCAGACGCAGTAATAGCTGCTAATTTTGAATAAACATCATTAATTCTTTGAGCAGACACTTCATTAACTTGCATATTAAAGCCACGAAGTGCTGCCGTCATCATATCTGTTGCTTCTGCGGCTTCTATGCCCGCAATACGTGCCATTTTAAGTGTTTCTGTAGCAACACCCATTGCTTGATTAGAATTTAAACCTTGCTGATAATAAAGTGTAGTAGCTTCATAAACATCTTTAATAGTTGAACCTAATTGATTAGCTGTAGCCGTATACTGAGGTAACATCCCCCACATATCACTTACATCAAAATTGGTTACAACCGCAGTTTGTGTCATCGCTGCATCGAGTTCTTTAACGGTAGCAAATGCTTGTTTAGCAACATCACCAATTTTACGCATAATTTCGTACATACTAAAATACATAGCAATACGATTAGAAATCATCTCTGATTCTTGATGCGCACTTGCCATCGCATTGTTTAAATTCTTTTGTTCTTCAACTACACTATGAACGCCAGCCCGTTCTTTTTCCGCAGCGGCACCTACACTTTTAAAAGAATTAACCCCTTTACTCAATAATTCGTCAAATCTTTTAGAAGCTTGATTTAATGGATTTTGAATATCTTGAATTTTAATACCCGCTTGATCAGCCATAGACATCATTTGTTGTAATAATGACGTCATTGCAGCAGTATTAGCTTCACTATAAGTACCAGGCTTCTGCATGGTAACAGTATTACCAGCTTTATCGGTTTTAGTAATTGTATCGTATTTACGTTTTTCTACTTCTTTTTGAATTTCTTGTAAAGCCTGTTTAGCTTTATCAACCTCTCCCCTATTAAATGAACCTATCATTTCATTAATAAGGCCATGTTCACCACTAAACTTAGAATTTTTTAATACTCCTGATAACTGTTGACCTAATTTTTGAAAACCAGTTTTATCAATATCTACATTAGATAATTGTTTAGTAAACTTTTCAACTTCTGCAGCTGCTTCTTTTAATGGTCCAGAATCAATTTTAAACATTGATTTTAAATCCATTCCTGCGGCCTTAGAATATGTTTTAACAATGTTATCATATTCCTTAGCAATTTCATTCAAATACTTAGAAGTTTGAGTTGCATCACCCTTAGTTTTAATTCCTTGCGCCATTTTCTGCTGATATTTTTCATAAGTAGCAGAAAATTTACTAATCTCTTGATTAAATTTGTCAGTTATCCCTGCGGGCAATTTTAACTTATTAAACTGATTTTGTAATACTCCAACATTAGCTTTAACATCGCTAATATCCATTACAGTTCTTATCCCAAGAGTTATTACATTATCTGTCATTCTCTTCTTCCCTCCAATAAAAAATGACGTTGATTAAAAATCAACGCCACTCATCATCTTTATCTATATCATCTTCTAGGAAGTAAATTTCTAAAATCTCTTTTTCATACCCACGTTCTATCGGCAACGCCGTTCCCGTGAATTTCCCAACTACCGGCTGGGCATTCGCTCCTAAAAGTAAGTTAAAGTTTGACGTTATTTTTAATCGTGGTATTTTAATAATAGCTGTATGTGTTACACCTGTAACGTCGTCCTTAATTCTGGAGCGTCCTTCCAAACTTATATATCCTTCTAGTAACTCCTTTCCAACGATAGATGCAACTGCGCCATTATCATATTCATAGTTATAATCTACAATAACATCTTTATATACTAAAGGAGTCTGAATTTGTTTTTCACCAATGCGCGCCAGGTCGGTTAGTTTTTCACCCGTCTCTGCATTGTATACGAAAATCCAATTGTCCACAGGCTTATGCGTAAGCTCAATGATTCCTTGATCATTAGCTTCTACATAATCACGCTGTGAAATTTGTAAATTGGATTTATCTACCTTTAATAAACCCGTATTATTAAGTAATCCGAATTGTGCTTTTGAAAATATACCTTGTGTAAAGGCTAATTCTACTCCTTTAGTCCTTGTCCAAACAACCAATTTTCGTCCTTCGTAACCACCTTGCGCAGCTACCTCTTGATGAATTTCTTGAAAGTTAGCTATTTGAACCTTATCAAATGCCGCGATTGTCTCTCCTGCAGCAATTTGTTTTCCATTTATCTCCATAGGATAAGTGGATTTTAGCTGCACAAAGTACAGTTCTTGCATACCAAATTCATTATCCATTTGTTTCTCCTAAGAAAAACGAGGAGGCGATTGCCGCCTCCCCGCCGAATTGATTTTTAAATTAACTAACCAGTGATATCAGTTTCTGTCTGACTTCCACCAGCAATTATTGAATGAGGAGTTTCCCATGCAGCTCTTTCATCCTTCTCAATGTCATTAAAATCATCTAATACAGATGCAACACCCTTATTCTTACCTGTTGCACTAGAACCATTACTTGTAAGATTATACTTAACGAGTTTAACCATTGAACCACTTTCTGATTTCAGACAATCAACTGTCATAGAGAATGTAGCTGGATCTCCGTCAGCTTCCATTGTAAGAGAAACATCTTCTGCAGAAACTTTTCCCTTTGGAATAATAAACTGAAGGAATTCATCCTTACCAGAAGCAACGTTTCTAGCATAAGTATCACCAGTGATATAATATGTATTAGAACCAAACTCAGCTCCAATATTAATAGTCATTCCACCAGAAACAACCCCGCCTTTTGAAGCTCTTGTTCCAATTTCAGAAGTGCAATCTAAAAGATCAAAAGTAATAAACTCAATCTTCTGTTTAATTGAACTACCAGAAGCATTACCCGTCATATTAGTAAAGTTTACTGTTTCAACAGCTACAGGATCGCTTACTTCTAATCCCCAAGTTGTACCATCAACAACTTTTCCCGCTGTTTTCTCACTATTATAACTAAAAGCAGTTACCAAATCTTTATCAATATAATACTGATTTCCATTAAGTCTAAAGGTAAGATACTTATCACTAGTAGTATCACCATCTTGTGCATATGAAAGTTCAGAAGCCTTCAGAGTCTTTAAAACTTCTTGTTTATCATCTGTAACAACCATATCACCACCAAACATAATTTGAAGTGATTTAGCACTGTATACAGCATCTTCCATTTCAATGGTAAGCTCTTTATTTGTATCCCATGAAAGAATTTTAACGTTACCCTTACCACCTCTAGCTTCTACTTTTTCAGAACTCTGTGACAGAGTTGAAGTCTTGAGTGTATCAAGATAAAGCACAGGAGCAGAAGGAGCGCCCTTTGAGTCTAACTCATAGAACATAACGTCAGCAACTTCTTTAATAGCATATTTATCAAGAATAATTGCCATAAATATAGCCTCCTATATTTCTTCATTTAAATCCTTAATCCAATATTTTGGTTTAACTTTCTTTTTGTCTGCGCCCGCCAGCAACGCACGAATATCAATATCATATTCTTCTTTTTGCTGACTCATACCAATTAACCATGGTACACACGCATAACTTATCTCTCCGATATTAAGTGGGGTTAAACCTATTCCCATACAACAAATTGCAGCTATCAAAGTTCCAAAATTTGTTCCCGAACCTTTCTTCTGTTTCTTTTTCGCTAGTAAGCGTTCACTGGCGCGAACCTTCGCTTTATACCGCCTAATTCTTGGGTCTTCGTCTTCCACAGGCGGTTCAGCTGGCTGCGCGCCTAGTACGGTTCTCACAATGTTTTGAAAATCAAAGTAATTCTTCGCGTCAATTACTCGTGGATTCTCTAAATCCTTATCCGGGTCTAATTCTTCTTCACTCTTACCTATAATAATAACTTCCAATTCTGGAACTATCGTCACAGGCTCACGCAGTAGCTTCTGAAACCCATGCAAAACGTTGACGCGCGCGACGTCGTCTTGATGCACGTTCATTAACAAATATTGAAAAGGTGTTGGAATTGTCGGTACATTTTCATTAACATAAGCATCCTCAAGTTCTTCTTGTGTTATCATAAATAACGTCTGACAATACTCAAACCTCTCATCGCCGCACATATCATTCACAGTTGGAGGATATACCTTACAAATATCTTTAAAATCTAATGGAAAGCCAAGAAAAATCTTCTCATTAATCATAGCTCGTTAAAACAAAGTCCTGTTCATATGCGGTCATTTCTTCTGATAAGAAATTCAAATCAAAATCACCGCCAGAAATCTTACCTAATCCCTCTATCTTCTTTCCATTTAAAGACTTTTGCACTTCACCCATTATTGCAAACGGGCGCAAGTTCGTATTCTTAATAACCCACTGTGTCTGAGGAACAAAAGTTTCTATATTAAACATGACATTTTTAAATTCTTTGTTTGATACCAAACCACGACCTCGCGCGATTCTAAGTACGATAATTGAGTGAGCCGTTTCTTTCGGCCCGATTCTTGGTACTATCTTTACAAACTTATCAAAAATCTCAGTCTGTATCTGCTCTTGAGTCAAATCATCGTGAGACAATGGATCTTTATCAGTATAATATAAAAGCTTAAGTAAATTTTGATTAGCTAACAATCTTTTAATTATATATTGTGCATTAATTCCAATATCCGCACAATTTCTTACTGTCATTCTGTCACCCCCTTATTAAGCCAATAAAAATCTTCATCCTTATCGTCTTCTTTCTTCTCCGGTGGCACAGAATGATCTCTAATATATTGCGGGTCAACCGATACAAACTCTACACCAGGTGTAGATTGTATATCATAACCCGTAACAACGTAAGCTTCTAACAAATCACCTTCACCAACTTCAAAATAATCATCTTTTCTTATTTTTCCGTTGACCGGTGTAATGAAAAAGCTTAACTTTAAATTTTCCGTATATAGCGTTTTATTTCTACTTCTTGATTTCAATTCATCCTTCAACATATTATCTTCTTGTCCATAGAAGTAAGCCCAAGTATGCTGTTCCACACCTTGTCTATCTTTCCAAGTAAGATAATGCGTCATTTTTAACATAAAGTATCTATTATAACCGCTTGCAACATAATCTTCTAAATAATAAACCATCCAAGGCTCTCTTTCTCCGTCCTTATCCGGCATCATTAAAATAGTCCCATTCGGTATATTCAAATTCACGTCAGTTAATAAATAATGAATTGTCTTCGTTTCATTCTGCTTACAAGGGGTAAATTCTCCCTCATATTGTTTATCTTCGTAGTCAAAGTTTACATAATAAACTGATTTAAGTAGCTGTCTATGAAAGTTTTCTTCGCGCTGGCGCTGTAGACGTGATTGAAAATCAATCCCATATCTATTTAACCTCTTTAAATATACTTCCTCATAATATTCTCCCATCTTATACCCCCTTTGAGAGTAAAGTCATACAATCAAAAATTGTATTCCGAAAATACTCATAACGTAAATATCTTAAAGAAGCCAACTTATGATATAGCGTATAGTAATTAATCGTTCTTTCATCCACGTCAAAACCTTCCAACTCAATTAAAATTGAATCTAAAAACTTCTCCCATTCGCGCCCTTTCTCATACTCGCAAAGTAAACCAAACAACTTATTCTTCAGCTTGTTCGCATATCCTTCTTCTACTTCCGGAGTATATTCCATATTAATCACCTGCTAACTTTTTGTAATCAAATGGTTTGCCGCTCCGTGAACGATAGTAAATTCGTTCCAATTTTAACGCCTTATACTCCTCTCTTTCTAATAAACTTTTCAATTTATCAATTAAATTCGCCTGAGAAAAATCTCGTTCAACATATAAAGGCTTAACATTTTCCCAAGTTAAAATTGTCCTATTCAGCCATTCGCATTTCATATACGTAGCTAAAATTTGTATTTCAACGTTAGTTAAGTCTCCTTCAAATTGGTCATTTTCATTAATGCTTAAATCAACCCGTGGAAACTTAAAGAAAGGAATCGCCGCATCAAGTAAAGAACGCCAATCCATTTGAATTTCTTCTTCTGTCCAATTTAACCATTCGTCTTCTAACATCTTAGAAAGAAAAGCATCATATACTTTCTGAATGGAAGTCATGTTAAGCCTCCTTTACTTCTTCCTTATCCAATTCATTTAGTTCTATGGCTTTTAAAATGTCAGTATGTGTCAGTTCCTTTAAGAACATATCCCTATCATAATCTCTAATTTTATTTTCAATGCAGTATTCTACAAGTACGTGTCGTTGTTCATGAGTTAAATCTTTAACTGCCTTTCTAAAGTCAACCATCTTCATACTCATAATTTCTTTCATCTTATCATCTGTAAGTTCAAATTGCTTCTCCGGCTCATTTTCATCCTGCAGACCAAGCTGAATATTAATCTTTTCTTTATCTGGACCAACTACAGCTAAAATTCCTTCTCTGAACATATATTCAACGCCAGGGTCATACATTAACTGCTCTAAATCTTCCATCTCAAAAGCATACACAGCGCCTTTTTTGCTCCATGTTCTGTTAATCCTTAAATCTTGATCTTTCACACCAACGGTGCCATTAACTAAACTCTTAACTTTAACCTTCATTTTAATTCTCCTTTATACGCCTAAAAAATAAAAATTAAGGGAGGAGGTGTACCCCCTCCTCCCCATTAATAATATCAATTACTCTTGGTAAGTCTGAGTAATACCAGTGTTCTGATAAATTCCCCAGTTGTGTTGTGTAAGAATAGCAACACCAAGCTTTCTATAAGTATTAATCTCCATTGAGTTGTCCTTATTAGTCCAGTCATAAATCTGTGTGTTTCCTTCAAGGACAACCTTAACTACTCTATCTCCACCTGTTGGAAGCACGTATGCCAGCTGCGGGTCGATGTAAGTAGCTGTATTGTTTTCATCAACATAAGATTGTGGAATCTGAACAATCGGAGTTCCTCTGAAGATGTTGATGTATCCCTCGTTATGGATTCTATCAATATCCTGTGGATGATAAATACCTTGGTAATTTGCTCCTACTGGAACGATAGCATCTGGTCCCATAGCTCCTACGAACTCTGGTGGTGCAAAGATAACTGCGCCATTACCATAAGCTTTAACAACGCTACAAAGCTTAAACATTTTGTCGGCATCAAATTTATTTTCTATAACCTTGTTTGTATTAGGTTTATCATTCAGCGCTGCGCGCAGAGCCTTTTGAATTTCCCTATAAACTGCTTCTGTTTGACCCTCTGTCAGAACATCGACATATTCAGACATAATTTCAGCGCCATCAAGCATTCTCTCAAAATCAAGAGTTGTAGCTCCGCCGACTGCATGTCCACCAAGTTCAAAAGTCTTGTTGTCAAGTCTGAACGTCTCATAAACTCCGCTAAGTCCTACTTGTGTAAGAAATTGCTTCGCTCTTAACTTTCCAACCTTCTGCTTAAAGATAGCTTTCTGTCCCTGTGGAACTTGCTGTACTTCAGCAAAAATACTAACAGCATCTATAACGTTCTTAGGAACGACTTCGTCTACTGCTGTAATAATGATATCATAAATATCATATCTATTTTTCATAAATTGATTTATAGAACCTGCTAAATCTCTCAGTCCATCTGCCAGTGCGGCATCAACATTATCAACAGAGAAGTTAGTAGGCGCTTCGTTCTTAGCTGCATAAATAGCTAATTCTTTAAGTTGTTCTAAAGTCATCACTAAACCTCCCTCTTATGCTTCATATACCTGGAACTGAACTGCAAGTTGTCCATCCGGCATTGTCGTTTTCTTTACTACTGCTAAAACAGGACCAACTGTCGGCTTAGTAGCAGAAACCTTAATAGCTCCATTCGCACTAATTCCGCCATAAAGTTGTGTCGTAGCTACATCTTCAAGTGCTTCAATAAATACTTCCTCTGCTGTAGCCTCTTCTCCTTGTGTAGTAACAGCTTCAAATTCCTCATCATCATAGCAGATGCAGTTTGTAGTAA